TGTATCTACCAGTGTGACTGATCGTCACGTAAGTAGATGTGCCGCGTAGCCGTTGACCCGATATTTTAGATCGGATCATACGGATTGGAGTGTCTTCCTTAGTTATTAAGGAGGACACAGCGTCTGAAGAACGAATCCCGCACACTTCGCCAATTCGGCGCTGAGTAGCGGAAGTTGGTTCTTCTGGGCTAGATCTCCCAAAACTGTCAAAATTAGGGAGATCAGAACCCCGCAACCTAAGCCAATAAAACGGTTCATGGCGTTTCTCCTTCCTCAAATCAGACACTAGTCTGAGGTATGAGAAACGATACACGCCATGTCCCACATGTTTTGGCTTAGCCACCTCACATGATTTCATAAATTCGAAGCCATGATGAGATGAACACTTGATACCTGCATCATCAGGAAAATCATGAGGAACCGTTTTGGCTTTACCGGTTACCTTCGTGATTTCACTGAGCAGGTATCGAAGTGTGTACCCAATCTCATGCTCAGACCAGCGCATCAACAAACCATTGATGTACTTGTAGAGCATGGCCTCGTAGGTACGCTTTCCTACGAACGCAGCACCGTTCCGAGGTTGGAACGGCCGAACATCCCTCCCGCGGAAGTAATCACCTCCGCAGGACTCCCTGAAATGGCCTTCGTGAAACGTTTTATCAACGTTAATTACGAAGCCAATCTCTTTGAAAACGGTAAGGACTTGTTCATGCATACGAATTGCATAAATCATGTCATCACCGTACACAGAAATTGTGCGACGATCAAGGCGGTGATACATAGTTGCCTCGATGCCTTTCAAAAGAGCCAGGAAGATTAACGTTTGGAGAGGAAATGTATACCCAATTCCCATTGTGCAATAAGTTTGACTATGCACTAATGTGTTATCGGGTAACAATACATCGCCTATGCGAGACTGATCAAGGATTTTAACCCAGTCAGCTGGCAAAAGACGATGTACTAGAGCAACGGAAATTGAATCCGAAGCACTAGATAAGTCGGCAGTCACGGATAACCCGGTAACTGACGACTCGCAAGCTAAATACCTATGACGCTGTTGAAGCGTCGAGATATTATAGCCTGCCCTCTTGAGTCTTCTTCGAATCATTTCTCCTAACCCAAAGCTCATGTAAGAGCCAATTGTGGTATTAGGCATGATTGACCGAAGGGACTTAAACGTTTTTGGGACTAGCACCAGTTTCAGCGAACTGACTTCCTGATAGACGGACCTCAAAGGGTCACTTTCTAGTTGTTTCAGCCAGTATTCTTGGACTGAATCAATTTGACTCATTTCTGAGTCAAACCAGGAAATCTGTTCAGAGGAGCCGGAAATAGGTAATTCCCATCTGGCAGCTTCAGAAGCTGCTTTTGCCGGAATTCCTACCGACGCCCGTCTTCCAAACCTGCAGAGGCGGCGATGTTCTTCATCGCTGTACGATCCAAGTAACTTCTGGATGTACATAGCAGCATAGTAAAGGACGGCACGACTGAATACAGACGTGTCGCACAGATCTATATCTGCTACGCGACGCTGAGTACTTTTGAAATCGTCAATTGACTTTTTCACAAGCTCAGCATCACTATAGGTATCATTTTCGAACCTATACCTCTTGAAAATCGAACCAAGCTGATACTTGACTTTGAATAGCCAAGGATCATCATTGAAATCGATCGCAGGCGCCAGCTCTCTGAACCTTGCAGGTTCCGCATCTAAAATACTAGTGCGGAATTCACTGCAGAAGCAAGGTTCATTAAGAGTTGCTTGGAAGTCCCTGATAAGGGATGCGGCACTGTTTCGCATCATTAGATCAACAGAGTAAGTTTGCTTTGTTGATCGGCGGCTTGGCTTTTCTGCCATTTGACTACCTCCTTGGTTTAGGGGTAGAGCCCTCGGCTCTCAGGAAAGAGAGCCGGTTGCCCAGAATGCCGTACAGTCTGCATCGCTGAGAAGCTGAGCACCAATAACATTGAGCTCAGCAGCTGCAGCAGCAGTACTGGACGGATGAACTTCACGCTCGATCCTGAGGACGTTGAAAACAACGGCCCCGCTAGCGAGAACGACAGGAACAGTATACGATATACTCTTCTTGTCTTTCGTGTAAGTTCCGGTCTTCGGATCGACGACTGGGGCACGGTATTTAGCCGTGGCCGAACGTCGAGTTTGATAGTCGGCATCTGCCGGTACTACCAAATGAACACCGTTCTGAATGGTTATGCCATCATCGGCAAAAACCTGGGCTGTGCCGCCTGTTGCACTTACAGTGCCACCGGCAAGGAGGGACATATTTTTCAGTCCCATGGGTACACCTCCTAATGGGGTTCTCGCTAATGCTTAAGCCCTTTCAACTCCCTGAGAATACGGGGAACGAAAAGAGCTATGCCATCAGCGGCATGCGTCAACGAACTAAATTCAAAGTTCATTGGCGGTGATGTTGGTAATGGAGGGTTGGCAATCCGACCGACAGCTTCTGTAGTGATACATGAGCTGCCGATCGAACCTGTCTCGGTGATTGTAGTCCCATTACTGCGGCTTACAAAACTATGGGTAGTGTAAGTTTTCTTACACTTCTCCACGGCCGTGATCCAAGATCCAAGAGTAGTTACTCCTGGATTAGGCATTACTGCCTCGAGCCACGGACCAACCTGGACAAACCAATCCATTACGAACGAGAAGGGTAGACACTCCCAAACAGTTTGAGGTAACGAATCGACACCAAGTCGAAAATCGCTACTCAACTGCTCGGAAGTAGTACGGTTAGCTACACTGTACACTACCCCGGCGTTCACTCTAAACTCACGTTCAAAGCGAGCGCTGCCACTACATTTCCAGCCGGTACCTGCTAAGATACCGCCGGTTACTACGTCGGTGAAAGGAGTGGTACGAATACCAGCTCTTACTTCACCAGCGCGTGCTACAAGGATACCCCCGAAAAGACGTTCACGAAAACTGTGAACATTCTTAATTACTTGATGAGCATCAAGTAGAAGGGGCTTCCAGCCGTAACGATGTTCAAGCCATGCCGAAGCATTAGCTTCAACTGCATTACTGCCAGATTTTTTCAAGCGCTTGAGCGAACTTAACCGAATTTTGGCTAAGTGCTTAAGTGCGCCCGAAAAAGGTCTTCGAAGCATTGTGATAGTTGCTGACATATCATTCAGCACTTCTCCAGTCATTACACCATTAGACGTGATTTTAGCCATAGCTTTGACTAAAACTCTGTCATTCATGTAGGGAATATCATCTCCCAATGGTGCGTTGATTGGAATCACAGGCTCCCAAAAGAACAAACCGTCTCCGAAACTGTGTACAACCACTGCAGGCGGATCAGAATAGATCAGCTTTTGGCGGACGTACGTAACGTCGGACGGTTCGAACTCACGACTACTGCTCGTTAGAGTAAGATTACCCATGATGATCTCACCGCGCATCATCCGTTTCCGGAAATGTGGATGATTTTCATCAGTGATAGTCTTTACCATGCCAACCTTACCGGCTGTCATGGTTCCAGAATCGGTCGGTGGAGCTGGCGATGCTTGCCAGGTCCAATACGAATCGATTCTTTCGTCTCTGGTCCGAGTTCTTGGTGTAGTCATGAAGACCTCCTTGTAGTTAATATGCATTGGAATGCATATCAAAAAACTAACCTGGTGTCGAAAACGGAATCAATGAGAGCTGATTTACTGTCCATGTTTAACATGGTTCAGCTTCAGCAACACTCAAAGATTTCATTACTAG